GTGAACGCTGATGCTAAAAAAACCGCTTGTGAGCGTGAACCTTTCGCACTATTACAGCGCTTACAGCAGGCGATTAAATTCTCAAGGCTTAAAGGATCGCCTCCAGCTTTGATACTTACTATGTGATCCACGGTAGTGGCATCTTGTCCACAATAGGCACAGACGTACCCATCTCTAGCGAGTACGGCAAGCCTGCGTTTACGGTAATGCCTGCTATCTCTTGGATCCTTAGGCATAACGCTAGTCATTAGTAATGACCAGTCTTACGATGATGCTCCCACGCTTGGCACGGCGTAGAGTGCCTATGGCTTATGTACTTGAGCCCTCTGTCTATCTGCTTATATGGATCCTTTTCTTTTAGCTTAAGTAGTTGAGGTATTCCATAAGCACTGCTCTTAGGGTTATCAGCTCTTGGATCCCATCTGCTCTCACGTGTCCATAGCAGCTCTAAGCATCGATATTGTTTAGCATCTAATAGTTTCATATGTGCATAGAGTTTATAGTTGTTTATATCTCTTGGTGTGTTAATGGCTGAGGCATTAGGCATATTGGTAAATAGCAATAGCCCGGCCAAAAGCACCAAACTACGCCTGCGAGCTATCCGCCTCAGCGGCTCGCCTACGAGTATGGAGCGTACTCCTATAGTCAAATACATCGCAAATATGTGGATAACTTGAGCGTACTGCCTGCGTGTCGTCCACAAGTTATTAACCCCTGTGGATAACTCCTGTGGATAACTATTAGGCATCTTTACCCCAGCCTGTACCCTTAAAGCTGATACCTGGGGCGTGATATACCTGCCTCATCGCAAAGCTGCAGCAATACGGCGTAGTGTGCTCTGCTAGCTTCTCGGTTATCTCGTAGCGAATACTGCAACTAATGCATTCATACTCATACGTCGGCATCTTGAGCCTCCATAAGGCAAACGCCCATAACTCCGCATTTAGTACACTGCAAAGTCTTTACATTAGGCGGTAGGTTATCGGTGATGATCCGCTCGATCTGATCTGTAATTTTCTTACACTTACGGCACTCGTACTTATATGTAGTCATTTAGGCCCTGCACTCTGCACAAAGCCATATCACGACCTCCTGGCCTACGTCTCGAATCTGTAGCCCTCCTGAGCTTGATACCCATTCGTGGCACTGATCGCACTGATCCATCTTTACTACAGTCATATCGCCATTATCGTGGATAGTCGTGGCAAAGCCGTCCTTAATAAACGTTAATTCTCCCATTACAATTTAACCGCCTTATCAATATGTAAAAGCGTTACCTCTTTATCAATAGCCGGAGCCTTATTAAAAGTACTAGCTGGTAAACGCTTTGTAGTCCAGGTAACCGTAATTTTGCGTAGGTTAAACGCGTATATGCCTTGAGGCGTTGAGTTAATATAAAACGGCGTAAAGCCAAGCTTGTCGGCAGTTTGCACTAATGACTCGTATTTATCCTTTTCCAGGATTAGCTCGTCATAGTGTGTGTGCCTGCACTTGAGCTCTATCTTGAGCCTATAACCGTTACTGGTGGCATCGATGTACTCAAACGCATCGCCTGACTTCTCTAGATCCTCCAAGTATTTACCCTTGATGTAATCAAAAAGGCTCTGCTCGGTCATACTTTCAACACATCCTCACATCGCTTACAAAAAGCTACTACTAGCCCATCGTCGCGTACGTAATCGTTAATAAACGTATCCTCATCGCATTTAGAGCAATTACCGGATCCACCATAACCGTCGAAACTATAGATATGTCCGTCTACAGCTCTGTATATATCTTTAGGGTTTATAGTCATACTTGAGGCTTCCATTTTCCGTCACTGGCCAATACGTGCCAATTAGGGGCGCACTGTGTAGCCTTTGTACGCTCGGTGCAAAAGTACCCGCCCCAGTTTTTAGGCGATCCAGCTGCTGCCTGCTTCCATATCATTGTGCCGTGAGAGCATCGAGGCGCTTCGGCTACCAAGGCACCGCCTAGGCTTTGCTCGATCTCACCGATAGCAGTGGCCATAGTAGGCATATCCTCTATTGCAGCTCTTGTACTCCAGGGATCCGAGTCGGTAGGTAGTGTCTCGACCTTTTGCATATCCTGAACTGTAGGCCTTGCGTTATGCTCAAGGCTTGGAGTTAATAGGCCGATAACCCGGCCGTAAGCTGAGGTAATTGTGTCCTCTATAAACCATTTTTTCATATTGTTTGGATACGTTGATACGTTGCCAAACGCATAATCGACCGCGCTAGGTACAGCATCCTCGTACTCACGATAGGCCTCGGCTTTAACCAAAATAGTACCCTTGGCTACGTCGATATCCTCGATGTAGGCTATTAAACGCCCGGTCGGATATTCTGATCTAAACCGCTTAATACGAGCGTTTACGTCCTCGTAGTTATCTAAAAATCCCATTTAACCGGCTCCTTTACGCTAATCGTTTTCTCGTCCTCGATGTATGCGTACTCGACACCTTGAGGCGTGAGGTTTACGTAAAGTATCGCCGTAGGCTGTATGCCTCGATCCATAGCAAAATTAATAAGAGGATCTCTAAAATCGTTCATTAGATTAGCTCCTTGTCTTTCAGAGCTTGAGCGATTGCGCGCCCTCTTACATAGCCCTCGCCGTGGCCTTGCTTCCAGCCTATCGAGTAGCCAATTACCATAAACATAAAGCCCATACCGCAAGCGGCAAGGCTTATTAAAATGTCTGCACTGTTCATATATCGCCCTTTGTTAAGGCCGATTAAGCTACTACCCGAGTAGCCCTCTCGGCGGTGTTATATCAGTATGAGGCTAAGGGCTGACAAAATGCAACTATCGCGCTAGGCGTGTCTCTAGCAATATCTCGTAAATCTTATCGATCTTTACATCCATACGCTCCTGCCGTACCTCGATGTGATCGATGCGCCCTCGTAGGTTATGTCCTCCGTTGCCGTCGGGCTTTAACTCAGATAGATAAAACTTTACAAAATGACGGATAAGCCCAGCCCCTAACCCCAAAATGGTAAGACCCCCCAAGGTAATACCGACTAAAAGCTGGGCTTGTTCCATTACTTAGCGCCTACGCCTAATTGCTTCTCCGACGGTTGCAAAGCTTTCAGTAATGGCCCGATTAGCCCAGCGATGAACGCGTTAGCCAATACTTTTGGATCGGTGATACCTGACATATATAGCGCTGCTGCACTTGCTAGTGCTGCACGGCCGTACGATTTAGCCGCTGCGATTGCCTGCTCTTTCATTGTGTTACTCCTTAGTGCCCTTAAGGATGTGCGATAACTATAAACCTAAACTAGCGATTAAGGCTTTAGCCTTGGCCGGTGTTACTTCCACTTCCCAATGCATCTCATCGGCTCTATTCTTAAAGTCGCCGCCCCACTTGAGGCCGTACTTTTTAGATAGGGCCCGGATCATCGGTACCTTTTCAGCTGGGAAAGTGCCAACCTTACCGAGAGGGTGTTTGGTTGCATTGAGATCGATAGCTGTACCACTTGAGTGGCACGAGAGCTTATCGGTAGTACCTCGCACCATACGAAAGGCATAAGCCCAGTCGTCAAAAGTGCCCTCGTCTATCGGCTCAATCAGCTCGTGAAACTCTGAAGCAAAGGCGGCCAAAAGAGGCCCAACACTTTCGGCGCACCTAAGCTTACGATCCGTACCCTTTACAGGGTAGGACTTTATTTTAATCTCGTCCGGATCTTTAGAGGCCGGGTATCCGTTATAGCTCTTTAGCATCAATCACAATCGGTGTGGATTGTTCCGCTTCTGGGTTTAGATAGCGTTGATAGTCAGAGTTGGATGGGTCTTGGTCAGTAAATGAATACCGAACTCCATCTTCCTCATACCAAATAACTGTACGACCAAAGACATCTTCTACATTGTATTTTATTGTCATTATAACTCCGCTGTAAAGGCAACAAATGCTGACGCATTATTGGTTAATAATATTCCTGCTTGACCTGCAGTTCCTGAAATTTCTGTGGAATTGTAAAGAATTGAACCTGTTGTGGTGGCAAGATAGACAGTTAAAGAATTAAATAAGTCATCTGCACCATTACGATTGAAATCGTAATAGTCTGTACCCGATGTGCAAGCCGTTGTCGGCGCAGTTCTCATTGTCACAGGAAATTGAACATAACCTTGCGCAAATGATGAAGTAAAGTTACTCGCATTGCCAAATGCTTTTGACCCGCCTGAAACGTGAGCGTAGTAATACCTCTGGCAAGCGGCTAATTCTCCTTGGATTGTTGCGCCATTACGGCGAACAGGTAATGCAACAGAACCGATGTCCAGTTGAACTCCTGTAATTTCATAGAAATCAGCAGCCCCAGCGGTACCACTTGGTGCCATTGAAAAAATTGTCTTTAATTGTGTAGCCGTTGCACCGACTGAAGCGGTGTAAGTAAATCGCTGCCAAGTCGTCGTTAGCGTTGCATTTTGATTTATAACTGTCGCTTGACCAGTAAAAGCAGCCGTCGGTGACTGATCTGTACCTGTGCCTGAATAAAGTTGTGCTTGCAAAATAGATGATGTCGGTGAATAGTTAGCACCTGCGCGAGCATAAAATGACATTGTTACGGTTTTGCCAGCATAAGGAATTGAGTTGGTAGTCTCAAAACCTTGCAAGAAGTCAAAACCTGTTGTATTTGTTTGACCGCTATTTCGTTGAACTCTTGCACAATACTGAACATTAGGCAGATTAGTCGTGTCACCTGTTGCCTGTCGGCTAATTGTAAAGGCGGCTGGACTTCCTACTGTTACCCACCGATCCGCGGTGTAAAGTGTTGAGGCTGTGTTAGCAATTGATGTACCGCGCTGCCAAATGTCCATACAAGAATTGATTAGCGGATTGCTGATAACTGTTCCGCCTGTGTAACGAAGTCCAGTTGTAGCGGAACTATCTGCTACGAGTGTCTCGCCGTTTGCGCCCACGGATAAAATAGCCGGGGTATCGTTTGCACTAGCTCCGATTAAATCGCCTTTTGCGTTTACGATAGAATTTTGGATCGCGTTAGTATCATCGGCTGCAACCCAGACAAAATCCATATCCGTATTCGAGTTTTTGCTTAATACCTGTCCGCTGGTGCCGCCCTTGAGATCGACTAGCGAGGCATCGATGGAGTCGCCTAGGGCTTCGATAGCCGTAGCTCCATCCTTTACTAAGTCGGTCGATGTAGGTACCGGCCAATTAAAGTTAGGCGTTACTGTTGCCATTAGGTTAAACCTCCGTATGCGTTTTCCCACTCAAGTGTAGCGTTTACACCTGTCCAAATGAGGCTAGGCGGGCTTACTGTGTCCCACTGTGGCGCGACAAGTGAGAAATCTGTAGGGCTTAAAGTAAGGGTAAGGTCTACAAACTGAGGCGTAGCCCTAATCGCAAAGCCCTCTACAAAGCCGTTAAATGATCCGTTAAACATATTGATAGGTAAATCGTTAAGTACTACAGGCTCACCAAAAAATACATCGATGAGCTTGTCTCGCTCTGCATCGGGTAGCGCTGAGTTATCTAATCTAAAAGTAATGCTTTGCAGCTGGTCACGTGGGATAGCACGGAGCCCTAGCTCACGATCCATAACATCATTTACGTCGCTGAGGTTATGTAGGTTAGAGCTTACGCTGCGCTGATATCGCCCATAGTTAGCGATAGAGGCCGCATCCAGGGCCGTAGCTTGGTTTGAGTAGTTATTACCGTAGTTAAATACAAGGGAGTTACGGATCTTACCGATTTGTAAAATAGATTTAACGCTAGAGGGTACGGCGTAATTAGCCGATAAAGTCGTATAGCCGTTAGCCGATAGGTAGGCGGTGCGATGGTCGGCATCGGCATAACATACGCGCCCTGCCTTATCCTCGTAGAGTTGGCCGAGGGCACTTTGAGCGATCTGAGCACAAAGGTTATAGCTGCTAAACGGATCAGCTGAGCGGCTAATCATCTCGTATAGTCCAGGCTGATCGATCTCACCAAGTCCTACGTTTTCAGCATTGGCCCACGTAGTCGTAGGGTTATAATCTGCCCACTGTAGCGCGGGTGCTACCTCAAACCACGAGTTAATAAGTAGCTCGTTAAGTATGTCGAATATCTGTGTACCGTCATACTCTTTGGCCAAGGCATCCGGAAAAAGGGCCTTAGTCAATTTAGCCAAGGATCCAACTGCCAATATGTTACCGATTGTTATAAATCCAGTTTCCTCAGGCGAGCGTACAGATATACCAAAATCGGATACCTCACCGCCAAACACCGGTACATATACTCCGGCGCTATTCTTAAGCTCAAGGGTTAGGCTATCGGTTACGTCAATATCAAACGCTGTGTTATTTACGTTAATGATCTCCATACGTGCGTAGCCGGCGTTACACTGTAAATCGATATCATCTCGGCCAGTAGCCATATTTACGCTAAGCACGTTATCGTAGACGGTAGTACCGACAATTATTTTCCACTCGGGGAGCCAAGTACTCACTCTAAATATACCGGCCTGTTCCTCGATCTACCGAGGTACCTCTGTATCCGGATTGATTAAGTACATCCTCAACCGCTCTAGCTACTGCCTCGGGATCGCTCAAGCCTGCCTCGATCTTAATATTATAGGTAGCAGGGTATCCAGCGCCGTAATTCATAGTGGGGCTGTATCCGCCTAGATCGCCTTGCTGATCCTCGGTAAGAGTTGGAAATAAATCAAAGATAGTGACATCTTTTTTAAGTCCCTTAGTAGCCTCGGCCATTTTATCGACGGTATCGATAACCGTAGACTTAGGTATAAGTGAGCCTACGCCGCTAGAGGTTAGCCCTCCGGTGTTACCGCCTGTACCTATTTTGCCTAATAAAGCTATGTAATCTTGTAGAGCCTTAAGTCGAGCATCGTCTGCTAACTTTTGCGCTTTAGCTACTCGGTCGATCATCGATAACTCAGCAGACTCGCGTAATAGGGTCGCTGTAGTAGCTGCGCTTGTAGTCTTACTCAAAGAGGCTAAACGTGCTATCTCTGTTAGTTGGATCTGAATACGCTCGCTATATGACTCCTTGGCCGCTAACTGGCCAGCTGCGACTATGGCGGCGTTATACTTCTTAAACGCCTCCTCACGTGCTAGCTCCTTATCGCCTTCGGCCATTTTGCTACTGTTAATTGCTGTTAGCTCTGTTAATAGTTGGGTGTTAATTGCCAATAGTGTGGCATCGCTGATCTCTTTAACGCCTGCTAGTTTGGCTAAATCCGCGTTCTTTTGGAGTGCTGCTAATTCGCTTATCTTTCGTAGCGCGAGGTCACCGTTATCCTCCTCGATGGCGATAAGTGCCTCTAAGCGTAAACGTGTCTCTTTGTCATAGGTAGCCTTAAGAGCTGCAGCAAGTGAAACTCTTTGAGTATCGAAAACGGCAGCAGCCTTAGAGAGTGAGAGCTTATTCTTTTCGGCGATCTGTGACTTCTTTTGGAGTGCTAATAACTCTTTTGCACGTCGAGCAGCATCAGCCTCGGCCTTGGCTCGCGCCTTGGCATCGGCCTTTTGTGTATCCTGGTTGCCAGCCGATAGCGAGCGATTACCAAACCCACCTGGGATCTTTCCAGCGTTGAGGCCGTAATACTGTTGCAGTACTTCGCCGGCTTTGAGGCCTAGAGTTACATCGATTAAACCGGCAATAGCAGTACTGAGGGTATCGATCTTGCTAATAGTATCGTCGATAGTCTCGCCACCGGATAAGGCAGTAAGAGCACCAAGTAAAGATTTACCAATCTTTTCGCTAGCGTTCTCTGAGGCTACGGCAAGTTTATTCATCGAGCCTATGTAACTATCGGCGGCTACCTTGGCTTGGCCAGCGAATAGGACTTGTAGACGTTGCTGCACTGTCTCAAAATTAGACGAGGCAAGCTCAGCCTGAGTGAGTCCTAGGTTAAGCGAGCGTAGTCCCTTAAAATTACCTACATATGCTTGGCTTAATTTTTCGCTTGTAGTTGCCAAGTCGGTGCCTGTCCCGGCTGATACGTCCATAGCAAGGTTTAATAATTCTTGGCTCTTAGCTACTGATCCGGTTACCTGCAATAGTTTTAACATCGCCGGCTGTAACTGGTCGCGGTTTACACCTGTAGCCGCTTCGAGCTTGTCTATGTACTGATCGATCTCAGGAGTAGCAAAGGCTAGGCCTAAATTACGTACGGCTGTGGTTAATTGCGCTACCTCTAGTTGCTGAGAGGCAAAAGCCTTAACCGCATTTTTACTATAGTTAGCTAGAGCAGTAACACTAAAGGCTATGCCGAAAGATTTAGCAAGGCTTTTTACGCCCTTCTCAAAACCTGCGATCTGCTTTTGGCCTTTAGTAAGTGCCTTGCCGTCAAAGGTGGTAACGGCATTAACTAATAAACTAGGTACCTTTGCCATTATGCCGCCTTCGCATATCTGCCTTGATTAAAGGCATTAACGGTATTAGTAATAGCTCTAATTACTGCATTTTGAGCTTTACCTTGATCCTCGTCCCAAGCTCTAAAAATCATACGACCGCGCTCGGCGCGATCACTGCCATACAAAGGCCCCATACGACTAACAAAATGAGCACCTGCACCTGGGTTGGTAGATCGACTCTTTGAGGATCCTCCAGGATTAACACGCCCGGCAGTCTCATAGATAGCGCCAGCTGCGGATCGGTTAGCGACGTAGTACAAAGCACGCCACCCATTACGGTTACGTGAGCTAGGAGCCTGGGCGTAGTAAATACCCTTTTTAACTGTCTCATAATCATAAAGTGGAAAACGGCGTATTTGGCC